TGCCACAAGTCCGGCCATTGACTTGGCGACACCTGTAGCAGATTGAGAAAATGATGTAAGTTGTTTTTGGGTGCCTTTCAGGGTTTTATCTAAACCCGAAGCATCCCCCGTTAGAAGTACCGCCAGCTTTGCTAAAATACTATTGCTTGCCACGTTTCCTTTTTAGTTTAGTTCCTAGCTTTCGTCTGACAGCGTCCAGATCTATTTCATGGTATTTCGCAAGCCGTTCGGTCTCCGCCTGTACGTCAAAACTTAGTTTTATTAAATCCTGTGGCCTTCTTATTTTACCTTTCTTTCCCCTGTTCGCGTTCCCGAAGTCAGCCCACCCGATTCTAAACCTCGCCCACGCTTGCTCTTCACGGTTTTTAATGGCCTCCTGATCGAACAAAAATCCGTCTATGTAAAGTCCTATCTGAAACCAGGATAAAGCCCAAAATCTTTCATGATCAATCTTAGCCTTCGACACCGCGAAAGCGTAGAGTTCTTCTATTCCACCTTCAGCCCCGCTTCCTCCTTCGGGGCTTTCCCGTTTTTTGGTAAATGGGTTTTGATGGATTCAGAATAAATTCTCATCGCTTCCTCCAGTCCCATTTCCTCTATCCACTCAGACACCTGCGCGAGCGTTACTTTTTCTTCGATGTCGTTGAACTCATTATAAGCCACAGCCCCACCGTAGAAGTATTGAAGCACTGCCAGCGACCCGCGCCCCGTGGCGATCTCCTGAAATACTTTAAAGATTGGCTTTTGAGCCTTTTGTTCTGTGTAAGAGCTGGCGAGCATCCCGAAACGAAATCCAACTTCTTTCTCGCCGATCTTTACTTTGAATTCTCCTGATCCTATACCTACATTATGTCTCATCGCCCTTGGTTATGGTTCCTGTGATCTCAAAAGTTGCATCGAATGTAACGTTGTCGTTCACCGAAGCAGACCCGGAAATATTTGTGATATAGCAGTCAGCTTCCAGGTAGAAGTCTCCCGTTTCACTGGTGGACCATCTCACCGTCACCAGTGTACCAGCCAGCCATGCATCTACGATGTCTTCAATTCCGTAAGCCGCGTCAAACTTCCATAAACCAGAAACACCGAAGTTTCCGGAAGTCCCGCCGAGTTTAATTTGTCGTGCGCCGCCGTTGTCTTTGCAGACAGCTTCGATTAGCTCCCTGGAGAAGTCAAAGTTTGCATCTGTGGTGCAACCGATAGACTCACCATCCACGTACAAGAGCATTATATTGCCTTCTACTATGCCTGTTGTTGCCATGTTTTTGGTTTAAAAAAGTTAGTTTTCATTTTCTTTGGCGGGTACGGTCCCTTGTACTCTTCCGCTATGTTTAATTCAATTAATTCCTTCGCTTCCTTGTCGCGCTTCCGGTAAACTGTTCCCATTGGAATCTTTCTACCCGCGCAATTGACATGACTTTTTAATAGCCGTATCATCATCTTTTTACTCTTGCGTCATAGGTGTCCGCGATCACATAAGTCCTGTCCTCTTTATCAAATAAATCCTCACTCCCCACATACCAGATCTTTTTAAACTCTATGCTTGCTGATGTCCCGGTGTAGTTTTCCAGCACAGTACGACACGCTGCAAGGATGTCGTAACACTTTTTATACTCATCAGCGTAAGCCACTACGTTAAACCTTACCTGATCCTTATCACTTACCTCGTTCTTAGTGATCGTTCCAAACTCTGAGGTTCTTCTGATGGTCACATAAGGCCTTTGCTCGTCTTGTTCTGCTACTACCGGGTAGATTTTATAACCTCCACCTTTCGCGCTGGCCCCTACTAAGGTCTGCACCGTAGCGTTTGCCGAAAGAAGAGCTAAAACACCAGGGATCATAGAGCAAATTTTAAAACAGTCTTTTCAAGTTCCTTTGTCACTATTCCTAATACCTCGTTTTTCGTCTGCTCCCATGAAGGCTCCACAAAAGGTTCCGCCGGCATCACCCCACGGTTCGCGCCGCGTTTTGTCTTTCGTGCCTTGGTCCCAAACTCTACCAAGTGCCCTGCAAATCCTTTATAGCCTCCTTTTCTTCTCGGCCCTACTGTTACTTCACCTTTTGAAACTATCGACCCAATGGAGTCAGCTAAATTTCCTGTCAACCCAACCGGCGCAAGTCTGTGCATCCGGTGAATTAAAGGCTCCGCCGCTTTCTTGTTGGCCTTTGTGAACTCCTTGTCTCCAATCCGTCCAAGCCGGTCTAACTTCCTCCTCAGTTCCGCTTCTCCTTTTATCATACATTGAAAGCACTTGAAAACGCTGAACTAAATTCCGCTGCATCTTCACTCTCTTCGAAAGGATCATCCAGTAACTCCGTACTCAATTCTAAAAACCTGTTCCGGTCCGGTGACTTTATCGAGTGAATATCGTAGTACCTGAAATTGTACAAGATCCTCATTCGCTCCGCTACCGTTGACAAATACCGGATCGTAAAAACTGTTGTTCTCGAAGCCGTGATTTGTTCCGCCTGAACTCCTTCACTCCCGGACCGGTCTTCAACTTGTGCCCAAACTGTTGCCAGTGCCGCCCAAGTTTTAACCGGTTGCCCGTATATATCCTTTGACTCTGTTGACTGCTGAATGACTATCCTTCGGTCAAGCCTGCCAATGTTTTGTTTTGAATTAAGCATCGTATAGCGTTTACCTCTTGGTCACTCAGTCCTTCTAAAGCTTTTTCTATAGAGTACTTTTCCCCTGGAATTGACTTATAACTCCATAAATTCACATCACTTTTCAACGCAATAGCTACCGGGTTTTCACTTCTTACCCCTCGTTGAATAAAGCCAGCGCGTCCAAGTGATATACTTGAGCTGTTATCCATCCCCCTACTTCTCGAATCTTCCCACAACTTGGTAGACTCTATCACATACCTCTGAATCGCCCTGCCAGCTCCGTACTTTGGAATATTCGTGGTGATCCGTTTACACGCTCCGTCTTCGGTATTCAACAGAGTGAAATCCATCAAGCCAATTACCGGAGAATTCCACTGATACAGGTTCAGGATTTCGTTTTTCAACAAGTCATCAGAACCGACCTCTATCAAGTACTCAAAGTCGTATTTCAGAGCCCCCTTTACGCCGTGGTTCTTCTTCGCTCCTAGTGGGTGGTTGTGAAACATCGTCCACTTAACACCGTACTTGTCACAAAGCGGAATCATCGACTCTTCCGAGATGACCGCGAATAGTTCCACGTGGAAACCTGGTACTTTTTGAAGTCGCTGCATGCCCATAAAACAGATCTCCGTTATCTCAGGACGTTTCCAAACCGCTGTGTAAATCAGTAGCTTCATAGAATCTTATAAGGGAAAAGCCTCTTATGAAATCCAAAAGTCACCTCGTTTAAACTGCCGTTTTGGTCGTTGGTCCTGTTCTCGAAGTAGTCAGCCGCTTGCTGAAGTATTATCGCTGCCAGGTCTGCCGGATACGTACTGTAACCAGCCTGGAACTGAACATAAACCGGCTCATATCTGTCGTAAAGTTCTGGCATCGTGCCCGTGAACTCGATTTCAGCGTATGAATCTCTCCCTTTGTCTTTGACGGTGTACTCAGTTGTCGGTAGTGTAGTAAGCACGTCGGATGAGTTGTAATAACTCACCGCAACACCAGCTACAACGATAGGAGCAATGTCAAAAGTGAAATTATAGAACGAATCCAGATAAGTTCTGTAGGTAGCCAGATCGATCGCACGGCGTGTGTAAGCCTCAGCCTGTTTAATTGCTGAGGTTAGATACAACTGCATGGTTACGTCTTCCGAAGTGTCGTCGCCCCATTTCAAATGCTCCTTAAAAGTAGCAAGCGTCAGGGTTGTGTACGTTCCCTCAGTTTGTATTCTGCTGATTATCTCTGGCCTTTGCGTCGTTAAGACTATCATGAGCTTGTTTATCTAAAGCGTTTTCACTCACCTTTACCGCGATGCCTTTGGATATTAGTTCTAGGGCGATTTCACTAGAGACTCGTTGAAGTCCCTTTTTGAAATACACCCCATCTTCTAATATTCGGATCAGCATTACTTTGCCCAGCCGTTGGCTTTGTTCATGTCAGCCAGTGCCTTGGTAGTCTTAAAGCGTTCACCCTCTACCCGTGTCGGGTGCTTCAGGGTTGCCACTTGTTCAACATCTTTTTTAAGACTCACCGGTCCCGCTGCTGGGATAAACCGTTTTGTTGATTTTACTACTGCTTCCATATTACGTTGTTGTTATTGCTGCTACGATGTCGGCGAACGAGTCATAGATGAACGCGCCGGTATGGTTCGTGCTGAAAGTCTGGTGGAATCTCATTTCTGCGATCACTGTAACCATGTTTTCAGAGAAGTCATTTCCGTCAAGACCGAAACGAACCGTAAGATTTTCATACATCCAAATTTTATACTTGGTCATATCGCCAATCAAAAGATTTCCGACAGTGATGTTGTTGTCAACATAAACCGGTACTCCGGATACCACCATCCCGTTGGCTGACACGAAAGGAGGTAACAAATAATGTCCATCATCTGAGCTCTTTGAAAGATCCATGTTTGCCGCATCAATAGGATTGATGAAAGCAGCCAGGTTATCAGTGAAGTTCAAAGACTGAAGCTGTGCGATAGCTGCGCGGATAGCGTCAGCGTATGTAGGCGCTGTACCAGCTTCAATGGTTGTCAATGAGAACGCACTCGCCAGCGTAGTAATACCGGCAGGGTCTGTCGCTGAAGCCGTAGCTGTCAGTACAGAGTCGTTCGCGTGCTTCTCGATCTCGTAAATCATTTCATTACGGATCAAAGATTCCATACCCGGAACGTCGTTCAGCATTTCAGTAGAAATACGCATCCGTTCAGCTACTTTTTTAGGAGTAGATACCTGCGTAGCAAGCTCGAAAGATACTTGTGGTTTCAGAACACCTTCACCGATGAAGTTCGCCGCTCCTTCTTTGTTTACTTTGTTGATCCACACTAATGGATTCAGGGTTGTGCGTCCTTTTGTAAGACGATTCCAGAATGTTGGCTGTGTTCTGACAAGATCATTAATGCCAGGAAGTACACCAGCGTTCGGAAGGAAAGCAGACCCGCCAGCGTTAAGCTTTGCGAGTGTTAAGTCAGCAACAGCCCGAAGCTCTAAAGCTGGGATGTTACGTTGCTCTGTTTTTGTTCTCACCAGGTCGATAACTTCCTGGTTTGCATCTTTCCATGCTTGGATTTGATCGCGCATAGAGATAGGCTCGTCAGTTTTCACTGGTTTTGCTGCATCAGGTTTAGCTACAGGCTTCGCGCTGCGTGCGTCAATCAATTCTTGTTCTTCAAGGGCTGAAATTTCATCACGCATTGCGTCAACCTCAGATTTGAGGGTTTGCCATTCCGTTTTTTCTTGTTCGCTACGGTTACGGTTTTCGGTTGCGCACAGATCCATGATAGCTTTCATTCTTAGCTCCTTGGCAGCGCGTTGTTCTTTAAGATGTTTTAATCTGTTCATTGCTGTTTTAGTTTAATTCTTGCCTCATGATCTGTAGATCCATTTCAGCCAAGTCCTTTTTATTATTGGTTATTTTAGAGAGTGATCTTGCCGCTACCGTCGCGTCTGGGTAGGCTGGATAAGTCACCGGAGAGACATCAATAAGTCTTTGAAGCTTTATAATAGTCCTATGATCCTTTCCGTTTCTGACTTCCCATTTATCATCCTTGATTCTGAAAGCAAAAGAGCTTTGTGAAATATCCCCGCGCATTATCTTCTCGCGTGCGCTCACGTGGTCAGGATCATTCGGGTTATATTTTATTCTGTACTTCAATCCCCTTGCGTCAAGTGACAATTGCATCGTCCCTGACTTGGTCCGTCCAAGTACAATGTTTGGTTCATGGTTTAGAAGTCCGCGCACATCATCATTCATTACTCCGTCAGCAGCCCCTACCGCGATCTCTTCGGTAAATCCTCCCAGGTCAGCAGTGGCACCGAATACAAAAGCGTATCCTTCGATGAATTTTTCATCTCCTTCTTCTCTAACTTCTACAGGCTCCGAAATCATCCGGCGCTCCGCTTCGTCAATGTTTTGTATGTAATCAGGCATGGCCGTTTACTTTATGTCCGTTCTTAAATTTTATTCCTTGAAAAAGTTCACTTCTGGCGCTTGACTCAGGATCACCACCTTCATTCCCGGCGTTAGAATCTACCGGGGCCGTAAGTTTTTCGATAAACTCATCCACTTTATCGAGTGGTATCATGTTCATTGGAACAAAACGACGGTCGCCGCCTTCGAAATGATTCCAATCTTCCAGGTCTGCCACTTGATTACCGGTGATAAGACCGCGTTCCCAAAGTGTTTTATAACCTGTAGTTCGTGTCGCGAAATCACCGCGCATGAAAGCGTTTACATTGAATTTTATGTAGTAAGGTTTTTCTGATGTAGCGTTTCCTTCAGCGAAAAGTTTTGCATTACATTCCTGTTCGATGTTAGTTATGATCGGCAGCATCGTATGCTTTACAAAAACTAAATCTTGCTGTTCAGCATTTGCAAAAGTTGCCCGTTCGTAGTTCTGTGCAAGTGTAGGAGGCACCCGGAAAATACCGTAGATGTCTTCTTTGGTTGCTCCGATGGCGTCAAGATATTGCGCGTCACCTGGGGAGATTTGAAGGTTCATGTACTTCAGCCCGAAAGGAAGAAGCGGCGTTTTACCTAAAGCGATATTTTCACTCCACGATTTACCCAGATTGTCTTCTTGCTTCTTTACCGCGTCATAGCCTTGCTCTGTTGTGAAATACCCAGGAGGTTTTGTACCGATGGCGTTGGTCCCGAATGTTCTGAGTTTGCCAGCGTAGTTTACCGTTGAGGCATTGTATTTGATCTTTGAGCAGCCGTAATAACCATCCAAAGACAAATCCTTGAAATGTAACATCTCGTAATCCTGATACCTTTTACCGTCCAGCTCATAGATAGCTTTTCCGGTTTCTGACTTGAGTATTTGAACGGAGCACGGATCTTCTACCAAGTCAATTCTGACCGGCTGAAATCTTCCTGAGTAACTTACTATCGCGAAACAGTTTCCGTAAATGTCTATGTGAGCACAGACCGATTTCCAAAAGCCTGAGGCTGTCTGAAATGGGTTTGGCTTGTTGTGCACTAACTGATAAACCGGATTGTTATAAGCTACTCTGGAGCCTTCTGGCGTGCTCTGCATCACACTTACCGGTAGTGTAGAAAGAGCTTCCGATCTTACCAGAACGCAGATAAAAACCGTTGAAATACGCATCGCTGACCCTGTGCTGATGTCGTAATCTATCCCAGGCGTGTAAGTGCCAAGGTTGTTTAAAGCCTGGATGTATGGGTAGTTACCGGTGATCGCCCCGCCTTGTATTTGCGTGAGATATGCGAGATGTCGCTGCTCGGCTTCATCTAAAACATAATTCCGAAGTAGACTTTTTAACCCCATTTACACGCGAATGAGGAAATTTTACACAAGATATACGTGGACGTTTGTCCAAAACGTTCTACATTAGTAAAACTTTAGAAGCTTAAATGGCAAAATCCGTCTTTGATGCGTTCAGTGAAGAGTTTTTTAGAGAATTAAGGGAGGCTAGGTCTAACCCTTCTGCTTTTGAGTCAGCCTCTAAGAAGTTCGAAGATAAGTATAATTTGCAGGCGTTCCCGTCTTATGATAGTTTCCGAAAAAGAAACGAAAGAAAGCGCCGTAAATGAAAAAAGCCCGGCGTTAACCAGGCTTATGAGATCTAGGCCCCCTTCCAGGGGTTGTGCTACAGTCTTTCGACCAGGCCGAAGCTCATTTCTTCGCGTGTAGTTGCGGAATTCTAAACAAATATAACGGATAAAATCGTGCCTAAGTTTTATTTTCTCTGATCCACATTGCTGGATTCCCCACCATAACTGAGTTGTCAGCAACGTCTTTTACGACGACTGCCCCACTACCGAAACGGCAATTATTTCCTATTTTGACTTTTGTCTGAACAATGACCCCAGCGCCAAAAGTGTTATAATCACCAACCTCGCAGCTTCCTTCAATGATACATCCGTTGGCAAACGTGTTGTGCTTTCCAATCTTTGCGTTATGGGCCACATGAGTATGGTGGTCGATACGTGTACCTTCACCAATTACGGTGTCTTCGACAACACCTCTGTCGATTGTAACAAAAGCCCTTATTAAAACATCATCTTCAATTACAACCCTACCAGCATGCGGCATCTCTATCAATTTCTTATTCTCATCCCTCACAAATCCGAATCCGTCACCACCAACAACAGCGGTATAGTGTATTATTACACCGTCACCAATAATATTTTCAGCTAATTTATACCTATGACTTCGCGCAAAGGCCAGCCGTTCCTCTTCAGTGTATTTCATTTGCAATACTTTTTATAAACACTTTCCGGGGTCACGCCTAACTTCCAGAGAATCAGAAATAAGAGTCGTAACTTTTTATAGTTCGTCTGCTTGTACTCGCTTCGTGGACGGATCGGAGACAGGTTGGCAAGTCTTAAAATATGATCCTTACGATCTCCAAGTAGATTTAGATCAAATTCAGAAGGCGTTTTTAAAATCTCTTCAGCTTCTTTTTTCGTCATTCGCTTTTCTCTGATAGCTGCACTCAAATAAGTTTTTCTTTTATCAATTTTAAACTTTCTAGGGAGAAGGTAATTACCCACGAACATAGTGTAAATATTCTCTCCGTGTTTTGCGCCGTAGGATTGCCAGCCCAGCGCTTTAAGTTCTTTTAAAATCTGTGCTCTGTTATGGTCGGCGTAATGGTACGGGCTGACCCGATCCATCCCGATAAGCCCAGCGTGTATCTGATCCCACAAGGTTAGAACTTCGTAGTAATACAAATCTTTATGCGTGAATCGTTTATAAATATCCAGCAGGTACGTTGTGTCAAGAAAGCTCCAAGCCTTTGGGCTACTTCCTTCTTCTCTGAAGCTATGGCCGTTTAAGGTTGTTTTTATTCCGTTGTCTTTGGCAAACTTAAAAGTAAGTTTAGCCATGTGTACGTCATTTGCCAAATCTGCGTCTTGTACTCCTGCCTTCAGTAGGCTGTCCGTTAGTTCGTCGTACTCCTGTTTAGCCGGAAAGTATTCAATGAAGTTCACATTTAAATTATCTCGAAGTACACGAATGTTATTTGTCGCTTCAGGCATGTTCGTGCGGTTATTAATGTGTAAAACCAACACCCGTAAATTCCAAACCTTAACAGCAAGGTAAAGGAGTACGCTTGAATCCTCGCCACCACTAATACCGATTAAACAGTCGTACTTCCTTCCCTCGCCCTTTCTTTTTATCCGCGCTAAAACTTTTTCCCACGGCTCTCGCGCTTGGTTGCGTTGGCTCTCCTGTAGCTTACAATAAGAACATTCACCGTCAGATTCTATTTTGGCTATTGATGAGTCGAATAGACATGTCCTGCATTGTGTTGGCTTCCGCAATTGCTCCACTTTCTCGGATAGTTCTTGCGTTAATGATTTCTTCATAAATTTTCTGGCTTAAAGGTTTGGTTTCTGGAAAATACGTACTTAAAAAGGGCTCTGGTTCTGTCTTTATACTTGGGATTACTCCGCTCCAATGGCTCTCGAACTTATGTTTATTAGCCCACAACGGAGTGGATAGTGAAAGAGATTTTAAACTTTCGTCGTGTACCATAAAGTCATTATACCCACATTCTTTAGCTCTTGCCTTCATGCTGTGGTCCAATGAGTTATTCAAATTAGCCTTAAACGGTTGCCAGGCTAGGGCTTTAAGTAGCTTTCGAGATAGCATCCGGCCACTGCCGATAGTCTCATCTGCGCGCTCCCTGCGCCATCCTTTGTAGCCTTTCCAGTGTACCAAACGTACTTCTTCAGCCATATCAACCAGCGAACACCCCGCAACCCCGGCAAATTCATGCTGCTCAACGTATGGGCGCATGACACGAAACCAATTATCTGAGATCCAATCCGACGAACCAACGAATACACAAGCATCAGGATCATAGTTTTCAGCCGCTTTAAAACTTGCGTTCCACTTCTGGCCTAAATGTCTGTTAGGATGTTCAACCCAAACCGCTCCAAGTGATTCGACTAACTCCTTGTCTTCCGGCCGATCCCCTGAACAGATTACTTTTACGCATCCGTTCTTATGGTACAGTCTTTTAATAGTGTATTCGAGTAGTGGCAATCTTCCGTATACCGCTAGAGCTGCCACTACCCGGAAAGGTTTGGCAGACCCTAAATCGTCATTAACTTCGTCGTACGTCATATAAATACAATTCCTATTTCTTTTCCTCCTTGTGCGTCGATCAAATCCCACTGGGCAACGGCATTGATACACGCTGATATACCGTACACTTTTGGATTGTTGTCGATCTTTGTTCCAGCTTCCTTCCGGGTCGCCATGCAGTTACTGTTCATCCACTTCAAAACCGGGTTGTTGAAATGGTCCGCTTTGCCTGATCTGATCAACTTCTCCCAGTGGTCGGTCGGTTGTGCCAGACTTGCAAGCCCTTGTGATAGTGATTGTCCTACGTATCCGAGCTTAATCAAATCCTGAATTATGCTGTTGTTCTCCTGGGGTTTTGGGAAACAGAACGAATGCATGTTGTACTTTCCGACCATATCCACAATCCAATCGACTGCAATGTCATTATCCACCACGTTACCAGGATCTACTTTTATAAATTCTTTGTACTGCCGTAAGGTGTCGTTCATTTTCAAACTGTCTTCCGCCATCCAAAATAACATTTTTATCTTTACGATCTCACCGGGAAAGATCAAAGCAAACGCGCTGATCTCTCCTGAAGCTCCTACCCATAGACCGCCGTAGCACTCTTCTCCATCCTCTATCTTTGATTCGTGGCTGTTCGTATTCCAAATGTCGATCGGTATAAACACCTCCGCCGACTCCATCCACCGGTTAAAGTTCAGCGTCATCACAGACACTTCTTTACTGCCGCCTTCGTTCTTCGCCGCTATCAATTGATCACGCAAGAAAGTTCTGAACACCGATACATCAATATTCGGATTCGCTTGTTCCCAAACATTCTCATTCGCCAGCAACCAATCGACTGTTATTTCTCCCGGTGTCGGTGGGTCGATCTCGTAGATCAAAGCCAGGTAACTGTCATCGGTCATAGTTCCTTCCAGGACTGCGATACCTATCTTTCGAAGCTTGTCATGACACGGCCCCTGTAAATAGAACCCGGAAGTAGTGATGATCAAAACAAACGGCTCTTCGCGTCCAGCCATAGCCGACTCAATCGTATTCAATAAATTATCATCCTGAGCCATCCCGTACTCGTCAATGATCCCTAATGACGGATTGATACCATGCTTTCCCCCGGCAGTTTTAGAAGTACGGTCGCCTGTTTCTTTCGATAACGCTTTGATAAACCCGTCCCGCTCCGAGTGAACGATATTCACAATGTTCTCTTTGTACCGGAACAGTCTGACAGAATCATCTTCCACATACTCATACAGCGCTGGAGATTGTTCGATAACCTTCCCGGTGATGTTCACGCAAAGTTTAGCCTGATCCTCATTGTTGGCCCCGACGAATATCTTTGGCGTCTTGATCCGTTCGTCTGCAAACAGGTGGAAGTTTCCAATCACACCACCGCCCAAAGTCGTGTTGTGGGTTGGTATAAAGTGTTTCCCGGCTAGATATAGATGTGAGCTGTTATCTACTGAAATGCATTTTACTAACCTTTTACCTACAGGCTTTACATCTATTATCGTTCTATGGTGAGATCTGTGGTTTACTTTTTCTTTCTGTCTGGCTAATTTTCGTTTCAACTTGAATACCGGAACGTCAGGGAAGAAACCAATATAATAAGCTTTACCTATCGCACCGGTCTGACAACGTGAAACCTTATCCGTAAGCGTTGCTTTAAATCCAAGGCTTGTGATAAGTTCCAAAACGTCTTTAGCAAACTCTTCTCTGATCGTGCAATAAATACACTGGCCGCGAGGTGTTGCTGTCCCATCGGTGTCCATTAACCCCTTCAATAACTCGAACCTTTGTTCAATTGAGGACTGTAGATAAACTTCCGGAATGTGTTTGTTATTAACAAGGTTATACGCCTTAAGTCCGGATAGTAATTCGTTGTAATCACCTAATTTATAGGTTACAGCATTAGAACTTTTTTCCTTTGCTCCCTTTGTTAAAGAGTATCCATCTGCCTGGATATTAGTCACAAGCTCCGAATCTAGCGCATTAAATGTAACCCTCGCCGATTTACTGTGTCCGTCGCCCAGCCAACAGCCTAAGATGTAAGGAGGTATTAAAAGATTTTTATGAAGGTATTCAACTGCCTTAGCATTTTGAATATGAATAATCGGGAAACCTTTTTTATCTAAAAAATTTTCTGCTATATAATTGGTATCAACAATTTTGTAATAGTAATGCCGGCCTCCTTTTTCGGATCTCCATTTATTATTTCTGGCCCTCCATAGATGATCTCCTGATGCTATTATTTTATCCCCGCCACGGAAAGTAATCTCATAGGAATCTCTTTCCATTAACTCCGATATAAAATTCACTCGTGTTGCCTTTCCATCGTCACCAAAAACAAAATCACCGGCTTGTATATCAAGCATTCTACGCCAACCATCCGGGGTAGGAATTGGTGTGTTAATGTCAAGTGCCTTCGCGTTCTTCTTCGCGATCTGGATGTAGCCTTTCTTAAACCTTCGGAGTCCGGTAGATTTCACAAACCAGCCGTACATATTCTGCAAAGCAAACTTCTGCCAGAGCTCCAACTTTACCGGCTTACCGCGCCACTTGTCCTCCCATAGACAGCAATAGTTTTCAGCGAAAATACAGATCCGGTTCGCCTCCACTTCGTCGAAATAAATGTCTTCACGCTTTAGATCATCGAAGAACCGTTGAGCTGCAAGCTTAATCAGTCTCCCCGTTCGGTGAGTGTTGGCAGGGTCCAGAACCCAGGAGGCGTAGGATTCAGCTGCACTCATCTTTGCCCGATCCGATTTTCTTTTTCATGAACTATCGTCTCGGTGAATTTCCCATTAACATACACATCTCTAACCGTTACTTTCTCCGTGTCAAAGAGTGTGTCGCAGTTTGTATGCCCACACTTATAGCAACATCTTGAATAATAACGGGCCTTCTTGTCATCTAAAACCGCATGACACTTCGGGCAAATGTCGACCGAATAGAACTCGCCATACGTTACATTTCCTTCGTAATTGGTTGGAGTAAAAAGGACCAATTCAGAATTTCCTTTGGTTATTTTTAACGCCTCTTTGTCTAACCCCGGCTTTTTTTGAGACTTCTTCCAGAACATACAGAATATTATTTGGCAATCTTTAAGTTTCCGTCCGTATCAAAACCCTTCTTTTTCTTCCCTTCGTCCTTCAGCCCTTTGAATATCTTATCCCGATCCCCTGGATTCAGCCCGAACTTCCCCGAGTGCTTCAGAATATTCCCATACTCGTTCTTCATAACCGTGTATTCTGGCCTGATCTGCTGATAGACGCCGCCCTTGTCATTGGTGAACGACATGCTTACCCCGCTTTCATTACATACCCGGGCGCACTCTTCGTACATAGCAAACGCATTCGCCAGCATCTCAAGCTCGTACGAGTCCACCGCCAACATTTTCAACTTCTCCTTACAATGCTTTTCAAGTTCCTTGAAGATAAAAAGCCCTCTTTCACTTAAATATGCCATATTTTTATAACTATATCCTTAGTTGACCCCCGTCTTAGTCCAGTTTAGCGAAGAAAAATTTGCGAACCCGCGGTTTCGGGTACTTTACTATCAAGCCTTAGACCTACCCCTCCCTGTTGATTTATACGACGCTACCAGGTTATCTAATTCAACTTGCTTATCACTATTAACCTTTTTCTTTGAGCTCTTCCTGTGCCATCTGCCATCGATATTAAGGTACTCATAGTAATCAGCTCCACCATACCATAGAGAGAGTGTGTTACCGGTGTATGATATGGTTTTTAATGCTCTCACGTAAGGCTTATTGCGCTTAGGGATGAATAGTTTAATTAGTGTTTGTATCATATATGGTTAATTGTCTTATTGACTGTGATTACCACTTGGGTGTCAGTCTTATCATCAACAAGGCTGAAAGTGTATGATTGGTATGTGGATACTATGGTAGGTATTGGTGATGATCCACAATAAACTTCTGTTGGTTCAGATGTGTACTCTAGCTGTGTACAACGCATAGAATGAAGATAAATGCTTTCAGGTAGTAGTTGCTTCATTGCCTCGTTTAGTTCGTCTTTCTTACTCATACAACCGGTTTTTGTTCTTCATATATGCCAGCAAAGAAGTATTCTACTGTTACCGTGGAAGGGCCGCCAACGCCGTCATTAATAGTAAGGGATATTTGAGGATGTAGATAATGACCTTCTTTATCGACCGCTAAAAGAAAGTTGCCTTCTCGCTTGATATAAACACCGCTTGGTCTTATTCCCTGTTCCTTTTCGTATTTCTTAGTTGTCGGATAGCGTAAAATGACTAATTCCCAACCGAATAGGGATATTTTGAATACTGTTTTGCTTTTAATTATCATTTCTGTAAGCCTAATCCCTTTAAAATCTTTGATTTGTAATACTTCAATTTCGATGGCTTCTCGTCTCTTACAAACGGGGCAATATTGGCTACTAAATCTTCACCTTCCGATAATACAGGAGATCGCCGTAATCTTGGAATTTATGACTAGAATGTTCCGCCTCTCGTTTCCCCCAATGCTTTAACATCCAAACATATGTTATCTCCCAAAATAGCACTTTTGGGACGATAGTGATCCGGTAACGCGGTTTATCATAGTCCAGGTTAAAGTGCTTTGCGTAGCTGTATTCCCGATGGTCTTTTTCTTCGCTCATACTATGTCTTTGTTTACAATTATTATTCCAGGGTATGAGTAACCTTTGATCGGTAGATTCAAGAAGATTCTACTTCTGTTGAGGTTCTCTATTGCTCTATCAATAATATCCTGGTAAACTGATCTGTCGGGCCTGTATTGCTCAGGGATCATGTATTCAATCAAGTGCTCAAATTCAAATATGATCTCTCCTAATCGCTCATAAGGGGTGCTGTGGCCCATGAATTCAAAGGTGAATATTCTATCTTGAAGGATTAAACGGGCTTCGTAATGATAGGCAATAGTCTCCCTTAACTCATTTTCGATGTGAGCTTTCATTTCTTCAAAAGAAGAGAGTAAAAAGTCAGGTTTCATTTCTTGTATTTTTCGTTCTTCTCGCGGGCTCGTTTTTTATCATGGCAAGGATGATTCTTCATGGACTGAAGATTACTCATAGCCCAAGGATCTCCGCCATCTTCAATCCTTTGTTTGTGATCAACCATGTCCGCCTTAACATTCAAACCTTCACAATCAGGACACTCGCAGTAAGGGCTCATTTGAAGCTTACGGGCTCTTAACGATCTCCAGGCGGGAGAAGTATAGTCGAAAGAAGCGGCATGCTTATACGTTCTTCCTTGTCTTCCTTGCTTACGGATGTCTTTAATGAACATATCAGAAGTCGAACATTTTCATTTTAACGCCTTTAGAGGGCCAATCTTTTGCTATTTCGACCGTTTTTGAGTCTTTGGCTGATCGGTCAATCTGACTTAAAATGAGGAAAGTACAGAAGTACAATGTGCTCATCAAATGATGAAAATGACTGGGTTCACCTTTACTCAAATCCCAGAAACCTAACCCTGCGTTAATCAAAACCATGATCATAGCGCAGCTCCTGTAGATGTTCCTTTTTACTGTTTTCATTTCGTTAGATCTTTAACCTCGAAAGGCTTGTTATTGAAACTGTCGATCAATTTAAGCACTGTGGCGCGTCTTTTATAGGTCTCAGAATGAGCTAAAATGCGTCCATTGTGAGCCTTCAGCCGGAAGTAGAACTCTTTCTTTGAGCGTAATACTTCGAATATAAGGGGTTTCTTCATACAGGTTGCTTTTCTTCTTCCAGCGACTTGATTTGCTCTTCGCATAGCTTCAGATACTTTTTCTGATAGTCTACGCGTGCCTTTAAACGCTGTAAAGCCAGTTCGTCGGTTTTCAGTTCTGATTCAAGGTTTTCTTTATGCTTGATAAGCTCTTCTTTGTTCATATTGTCATGCTTTCTTCTTTAGCTTACGGGGGAGTCTCATAACTTACTGATTTTAAGCCATTCTTCAAATTGAGGCGAGTCCGATATTCCTGGGCGACCGTTAAAAGTTGCTGCATTCATACCTGCGTCAAAAGCTTTCTTTAACAACGCTACGTCTGCCGGAGGCTGGTTAACGTTTTCAACATACCTGATAAGCTCACGGTATACTGAGGGCTCCAAGTAAATAGATTTTAGCGTCTCAATGCCGTTTTCAGTTGTTAGGATTATCCCAAATCCATCATTTTCAGCATACACACCATCTCCTAAATATTTCTTTGCTGTCATCTCTGTATCAGTTGAGTGGGGGGAAAATCTCTTTATAAAGGGTTTGAGCAATTTCGTATTCTTCAGCTTCAACCGCTTGCTTAAGCGTATCCTCATCTACTTTAGCGAAGTATTTTGAGTCAGTCCAATACTTACCGTAACATGGCCATTTAGTATGACAGCTACTGCATGAGTAAGTATGCCACGAATCAGTCGTTGGTCCTATATTTACCTTTTGACGCCCACAATTAGCACAATACAAAACGGCTACAACTGTGTAGATATTACCTTTAACTCTTGGTTGAGAAAGATGGTCGCCTGGATTTGTAAGGGCTATTACTGTATCCCCTACTTCAAATTTATGCTTCATACGCTTACAATTAAAATTAGAACAATAGTACATGCCAGGTTAGTTACTCTTTAGAATAATATTTTCTACCTACTCGATCAGCTATGAATCCAAGGCAACCAAGTATATTCCCTAAATACCAACGAATGGCCTGTGTGTCGCTTTCTGCAAAAAAAGTGACTCCGATAAGAACTATTAAAACGGTGATTGTAAAAAAATAGGGTCTCATTGGCATTTATTTAGAAGTATCTGAAGTGAATCCCTTTCGGCTTTAACCTTGTCCATCTCTCGAGCAAAGAAGTTTGATACCATATCTGATCCATGCTGTTGCATTTCTGTGGCTACACGGTTAGTCTTTTTTAAATCGAATAAAACAGTAGCTGTAAGGACCATTGTAACAAGTATCAGTATCCAAAATAGGATTACTGGGTAAGGGTTATGAATTGTTATTTTATCGTTCATATTGGTAGTGATAATAGAATTAAACCGCAAACGAGTTGCGTCAATATAACTGTCTGGATTATTCCGCGAAAGGTCATCAGTCTTTAATGTTTTCTTTGAGTGAATTTATATACTTTTCCATCTTGGATATGTAATAAAGGTTGAAATCTTTATAGCCTTCGTTGTCCTGTTTCCATAGGATAAAAAGAACGTTGTACATTCGTTTCGATGGTGTTTTACCCGCTGGCATATCCGTGTTAATCGAATTCACCTGATCCATTTCCTTTTGGGTAACTACGTCCTTTGGAGAAAGATACATCATAGCAACTTTCCCGCGTAAAGAGAATAGCTCCCCTGCTTTTGACGGGCTTAGTTCCTGGGTTTCAATCGCTACTGATATGGATCCGTCAACCTTGCTGCGGATCTGGGTTACAATAACCGGTAGTAGTAATCCGTCCATTACTTTATGGTTACCTTTACACCTGTAGTTGAGGTCCGTTGTGGTGGGTGAATCGTAACCAGCTCCCCAGTTACGACGTCACCTACCGGAGTGGGCACCTTTATCCTTTTAAGAAATTCTTTCCTTTCGTCAAGACGTTCTTTTGCGGTATTGAAATCTACTTCCAATCTTTCGTAAGTTGGATCCTGACATACTGAAAAATCGTAAGATATTCCTACCTCGGATTTTTCTAGCTTGTTCCCCCACAACTCAAAGTCCTTGGTAGGATACTTTTCTGCCGCCGTTACAATCTCATCTTTGATCCCTTCCAGGATTTGCTTTGATGCCTTCTCTATTGCCCTCAGTTGAATTAGAACTCTCAGGGGTGATTCTGTACCACCCTTAACCTCTTCGATGATTGATGAGGCAAAGAACTGTATCTCTGAGGACGTTGAGGGGTTAAGATGTAATAGGCTTGATGGTGAGCTCATAACTTTGAGATAAATAGTGAATAAATCTTATTGAATTCCTTTTCAAAATCTGCCATTTGAACCTTACCGGCTACCACAAGATCTTTAGTGTAACTTCCGGCATAGCTGATCATTGATACTTTGGGGTCTACCGGAGCCTTACCAAATCCGCCGCCTTTAAACGTGGGGGCGTCCTGGGGTACGGTTATTTTAAAGTAAGACCCCTTTGACCCTTGCTTCTGTTCGATGGTGTAGTCAGCCACATTTCCTATTATGAATTTCTTTTGATCTGGGTTCTTGGATGTATAAAAACCCTTATCCCCATTTTCAAACTCGATGACGAAACTTGTATTGTTATACGAATCAAGTTTGTCCATTTTGGTGATCTTTGTCACCTTTGCTTTTTTAGCGTCCATTCCGTTTTACGGTTTAAGGTTAATAAAAAGGGGGCTTCCCCGTCGTCGTTACATTTCCTTTTCGGTAATTAGCCGTTGTTTTAAAAAGGTTAGTACAGATCGGCCCCCGTTAGTTTAAATGCTGTAATTGCTCTACGTCCAATTTTGCGTTTAAAAGCTGTATCTTGAACAACTGATAAGTCTCCAGATCCTTGTCGATGTCCTTCAAAAGCCATGAAACCTCCTCCGAGTCTTCCTTTAACTCTGCTTTCATCCGGGCAAGTTGTACGACTTCTATCTTCTCTTCTGTCATTCCGAGAATGCAGTTAAGCTGATCGGAAGAGAACTGATTTAAAAGGGTGTTGAATAGGTTCATGATATGGCGAATTTATAGGTTCTTTTAGATTGAATGGCCTCATGATATGCTGCCGCTCCTTTTTCATCACTGCCTTCAGGAGATGCCATACATTGAACGTCATTAAAATTAAAATCAACCCAACAGTTTAGTTTTTTGGCTATTATAATCGCCTCTTTGAACGTCTGTTGAATCTCGGCCCCAGGGGCTGCCTCAGCTTTGCATCCAAGATTAAGAAGGAATAAGGCAAGGAGAAAGAGGTATATTATAAGGCGTTTCATCAGTTAATTGTCGGGATACATTCTACAAAACTCTTCGGATTCGTCAGCTCTAAAGCGTTAAACACTGACATGATTACCTCCGATTCTGCCATTTGAAAATAGTCGATCAACGTTATATCCAGCTTGTGGATAGTCATCGCGCCGCCTTCCTGGGTAGCCTCCATTTTCAATTGCACACGCTTTGTCTGCCCGTCGATGTCTGTGATAAGCTCGGTGTACTCGTCGTTGATCTTGTAGCTGTAAACCATGGGGGGTGTTCTCTGCTGTGTTGGGGAGTGGGAGGACATAAGTATGCTCATGATTTTCTTTCGTTAAGACATTCGTTGACTACATTTGAAACAGCTACCGCCATCTTGGCCTTGAATATAGCGTCTTGCTTTAGTTCATTGGAAACCTTATCAAATAGGCCGTCATTGTTACTGATGATTGAGCGCGAAACCTTATGAGAAAAGGCGTCCAATATAGACTTCTTAAAGTCTTCGGTTCTTATAGCTGTTGTGAAGCTGTCAGAAATCAAACCTCGTAATTCTTTGGCGTTCTCATCCACAACCGAATGAACTAATTTGTGCAATGGGCTACCGTATTCAGTCAGAACCTTTTTTACTGATTCATGAATAGCCGCATTAGTAATGGCTAAAACTTGTTTTTCTAAGTCGCTCATATTTATGCTTCGGTTAAAAGTTCGTCAATGTATTTTTTGATTGTCTCTATAGTCGTTCTGATTTCAAACCATCCCTCAAATTCTCCTTTGTAAACCTCAAAGTCACTCTTGCCATTTGTGTAGCAGAAAACTTCAACAATTTCGTAGCCTCGGTATTCCATCTTAAAAGTGTTTAGATACCTCTGTTATAATAGCGAAAAGAGTTGCAACTATTGCGGGGATTGCGATTACGAACCCGGGCCAGTTGCTTTTGGTGAATTGTTTGATTGTTTCCATGGGTGATATTTTTAAGCGAACCGGATTGATGCTATCGCCCCGGACCTCGCATGGTTTTAGATTTTTTTTCCTTTTACGCACCACACTTTGTTAAACTTTGCATCATGGTTAAAATAGATTGAACCGGCGTATTGAGTAGCCAATGATGGGCGGGTAAATGGTGTCTTTGCTTCCCAAATGAATTCACCGTGTTGACCGATATTTGTAAGGTCAATTTGAAGACCTACGAAATTACCCTTTAAATGGCTTACTGCTTCTTCTACTGTTTTGTGTGTTGATGTTTTCATAACCTTGCGAGTAAGTTTGTTTTATGTTCTTGTTTTCTACAATTTGCCTTCTTCGTGATCCATTGGCAAGTGGTGGGTGAATAGTCGTCTGATGAACGCTTGCGATCAATGGTTAAATTCTTACGATATCCATTGGCTTTAGACCACGTATAAAATGCCATGAAATCATTTTCCCATTCCGGGCATAATCTAATCCCTTTGGCTCCATAATACTTGTATGCCTCTCTGGTCTCATCATAACACCTGGATTTCATGTTACACCAGATGACATATAAGCGCTCATTTTTAGCAAGCTTATTTTTGAAGTGTCTGGTTCTGCCCATGAGTGTTTTTGTTTGAATTGACTCTTCAAAGTAAACACTAATAAAATTACAATCCTACAACTTTCTAAAATATTTTTACAATTTTATTAGGCTGCCTCGAATTTAATGTATTATCTTTGAGATACAATATGGGAAGGAAATCAATCTACAAGCCGGAGACCCTTAAAATAGGGGAAAAAATGGAGCTTACCGGAAAGGCTAAAAAATATAGTTGGCAATATTTGTACAACTTTAATAATCGCGGCCCTATGCAATACGAGCACGTAACTGAAAGTAATAAAATCTTTATAAAGAGAGTTGCATGAAACCGGATAAGTCTTTAGCGGTGCTCACGAAAGAACTGGATGACGTATTCAGTAAGTATATCCGCAACAAATATTCCCATGATGGGTATTGCTATTGTTTCATTTGCTCAAAGCGAATGAGAATATCAGAGGCACAGTGTGGGCACTTCATAGATCGAGATCAAATGGCTACCCGTTACGATGAAAGGGAATTGCCATCCAGTTTGCCAGTATTGCAATTGCGTCGATCCTGAACATGGTCAGAAATACGTTTGGATGATGCATCAAGTTTACGGACCTGATCTATTAGAAGAGTTGCGATTGCAATCAAAAAGCCTGGCTAAATTCATGCGTCACGAACTAGTTGAAAAGATTGATCATTACAAAGTGCAGCTGAAACTGCTTCAGCAGATTAGCTACTAACACAAAATAACATGGAAATTACTGTAGAGAATGTAAATGAGATAATGAAAACAAAGACCATCAGTGATGATCCGGCAGCCTTAAAAGATCAAGCAAGGGCCTGGGTAACGCTGTACGACCTATGTGAGCAACTTGGTATGGACTTCGATGAACAGGGGATTTCAGGCCTTCAAAGGGTTGTTAAATTCATAATAAAGAAAAGTTGATTAGCTACTAACAGATAGAATTATGAAATACGCGGTGATCAGGACTAAAACGCAAGGTGAAGAAGACGCTGGATTTTATACCGATTGTTTCGAGGTGGTAGCTATTTCTGGTAACCTGGAAGATGCCCAGGCCGCAAGGAATAGGACCTCTGGATATTACGAGCAAGATGTTGCTGACTTTTTAATCATTCAAGTATGGTAGACGAGATAATAAAACATCAAGTGGTATGCTCCCAGTGTCAATGTTTGGTCCCGGAAGACTGGATGACAAAAGAAGATTGGGCCTTACTAGCTACTAAACCAGAAACTAAAGATTAGAAAAATATGATACCATTTAGAACTCAATACGAAAAACTTGTAAAGGCATACATAAATAATGAAGTACAGCCGTGGGAGGAATGCGCCTGTTTTGTCGGTAATCTTTTGAATAAAAATGAAACTTGGGGACATGCCAGACTAAATTGTCAAGAATGGGGAATTTTAAGTAACATACAAAGTCAGGTAGATATCGCCTCCATGCACATTTTTAAAGAAAGTGACGGGACTTATACCGTCCAGGAGATACTTGATCTTGAAAAGACATTCATGAAGGCTATCGGTAATTGGTTCAGTTGGGATGCTACCGATGAAGAGACCTTATTTAATGCCTTCGAAAAGACCCTGCTTCATCTGCGCCAAATTCACGAATCCAAAGGTGAGGTAATTGAAGACTACACTTTTAAGAAACGCAAACTGGTAGCTGTATGACCCTCCCTGAAAAGATAGCAGACACCGAATTGATATCAGAGTGGGGTTACAAGATAATCCGTAATGGCGCTATCCTAAACAAACACGGTCAAGCAATGAAAACTGTGGTCAAGAATGGTTACGAGCAATTGAACGTTTCGAAAGGAGGAACTAAATCATTCTTAGTTCACAGGCTAGTTGCGATGGAGTTTATAGAGAACCTAGAAAACAAACCGGAGGTAAATCATGTCGACGGGATAAAATTGAATAACGACTGGAAGAATCTAGAATGGTGCACACGCTCTGAAAATATCAAGCATGGTATCGACCTGGGTCTAATCCCTAAATCAATGATTGGAAGAACCGGTATTAGGCATTGGCGCTCTAAGCCAGTAGAGAGGTTTAATATTTTAGGTGAGCTATGCGGTGCTTACGAAAGTACAGGTGATGCAGCTAGGGAAACAGGCCTTAATGCTAAGTCAATTCAGGACGCATGTAAAGGAAGATTAAAAACCTACAAAGCATATTCATGGAGATACAAATAACATTAGAGGAATTTAGGCTTATAAAGAGCTTCTATCCAGAATTTACCAGGAAGCAAGGTATTACATCAAATGACTTTATTATCGGATGGTCAGAGCTTATGCCAGTAGTGGAGAAGATTGAAAGTATCCAGTATAAAAAATACTTGTATGAAATCAAAGGTTACACATTTATAATTACCGGTCGTTGTGCAAGGATTACGGATATAGAAGGAGAAGCAATAATAAAACAACAAGTATGCAACAGTAAAATCGAGGCTGTTTACAAAGCAGTAGTCGAATTCATTCTCTACCACAACTCACAGAAAAGATAGCAGACAAAACACTGAAAATATGGAATGGATAAAAGTTAAATATCAATTACCAGATGCAAAGCATGGATGGAGCCACAGCGAGCGAGTTTTGGTATACTATGAAGGCAATGAATTCGAAACCGAATGCTACGGAATAGCCTACTATAATTACAGCCCTCCGTATGCCGATCCTGGATTTACCGACTTCGCACACTATGGAAGACAGCCTTCATTATGGACATCAATTGTACCACCGAGTGAAGCCCTCTTTGTAAAGGATGGAATTGACAACGTTACGATATAGAATCAAAGACGAAACTACCTCCAAACATCTAAATAAGATGGCTGGCGCAGTTAATTTCGTTTGGAACTATTGCAACGATGTGAACTATGATAGCTGGCGTAAATTCCGTAAAACGTATTCTGGGTTTGATCTGAACATGAAAACGGCTGGCTGTGCCAAAGACTTAGGATTATACTCCCAAACCGTTCAGGCTATTGGAGAAGAGTACGCGAAATGCAGCAAGCAATTCAAGAAACCAAAATTGAATTGGAGAAGCCGAAAACGGTCTCTTGGCTGGATACCCTTTAAAGGCGCTGGAGTAAAGCTAAATGGTGATTGTATTATATACAATGGGCGCGCATTCCGTTTCTGGATGTCCAGACCCATAGAAGGCAAAATCAGGGCTGGTTCCTTTTCGCAGGATGCCAAAGGTCATTGGTTCGTTAATATGGTTATTGCTGATGCTGACCGAGTACGTATACAAACAGGCAAGGAAGTGGGTATTGACTTAGGCTTAAAAACGATAGCTACCCTATCTAATGGCAATGAACTAAGTAGGGACAATCTTACCTGTAAGTATGAACAGAAACTAGCTATGGCACAAAGGGCCGGTAAAAAGAAACTAGTTACTGCCATTCATGCCAAAATGAAGAATCAAAGAAGAGACTGGAACCATAAACAAACCACGAAACTGGTCAAAGAATATGATCTGATTGCGATTGGTAACGTCTCATCATCAAAATTAATAAAAACCCGGATGGCTAAATCTGTCAGTGATGCAGGTTGGTCATCCTTCAAAACGATGCTTGCATACAAAGCCATTAGGCTTGGCGTCGAAGTGAAAGAGGTCAATGAAAGTTTCTCAACCGTGACGTGTTCAGTCTGCAAAGAACGAACAGGCCCGAAAGGTGTGCGCGAATTGGGAGTAAGAAACTGGACGTGTAGTTGTGGTGCCGAGCATCAAAGGGATGTGAACGCCGCTAAAAACATACTCAGTTTCCGTCTGGGGCATAAGACGCCGTTAAGGGAATCTTTGTCTTTATGACGAAGAGGATGCCAATCTGAGAGAGAAACAGAAACTAGAAGGCCTTAGGGTCTTTTTTTATGTCTGATAAGATTCCTATTTAACTTTTTTAAACTTTTCTTTTGTTTGTGTCGTTTTAGTTGGTGATATTCGGCCTATCAATTCACACCTGATAGGTCCAGTATTAAGTGTGAAATCAAGTAGAACCTGTTTTGAGCTGGACCCTCACTGCAGGTTTTTGCTTTTTATACCTTACCTCAAAAAGCGTTTCCCGTGATCAAGGGCATCTCTTAGGTTCTGCTTAAAGGGAGACAGAGCGTTTAGTCCATGTCCTACGGGGTATACGGCGGCTCTCATAAACAAATAAAAATCATTGTCAGGTGTGATCTTACGTGCAATACGTAGGCGAGACATTAAAACATTTTCGGATGCATTAGCCCGCGACTAGTTTCGCTATGGTGAGGGGGCCGAAATAAAACAAAGGCGAAGCGAAGACTTAACCGAAGCGATAGAAAACTTTACTCTCCTAACTTCTTTAATGGGGGTTAGGGGGGCTCACTCTGTCCTTACCTCGCTCTAGAAATCTATCACTTTATAACATTAAACTTTTTACTGCTATGATCGGAGGAATTGACCACACAAACCTAGAAACTATGGCTCATCACAATAAGTCCATGAATTATCATATTAAGCTTAAGGCTGCTAAAAGAAGAATATTTGATGCTTTGGAACGTGAGGGGGTGAACTTACACGGAATGAAACATAAAAAGAGAATAAGTACATTCCTTACAATGTTTGATATACAAAGGCCTATTGAAATTAGGACTGACGCATTCATAATCCAATTATACGAACAGGATATTTTACCTGAACCAACACCAAAAAAGAGACCCGAAAAGAAGGTTAAAATTATAACTGATGAATGGAGGCAAAAGTATTTGGATTACCTTAAATCTCCTGAATGGAGGAAGATCAGAATAGAATGTATAATCCACTGGGGTGGTAAATGTGTTCTTTGCTGTTCTGAGGACAGGCTACAAGGGCATCATAGAACCTACAAAAACCTATATCATGAGACCGTTGAAGATGTTGTGCCACTGTGTTTTAAATGCCATAAAATACATCATGGAAAATAATTTAAATAAATATTAGAAAGTACTAGGATTAGATGTATCTCGGTTGTATCTTTATATCATAATACTAAGGGATATGAAAGCAACAAGCGAACAAACTCTCAAAAGAATTCTTACTCAGATTCATATGATTGGATTCTTTCATTTTGGCCCTATGAAGTTGAAAGATAGACAAACCGCATTGTCCACCCTTTTATCTAAAGGTTACCTGACTGAATCTTTGAAAGTTACTAAAGAAGGTTTAGACTATGCATCTCTATGATAGGGCCAACTCCAATTATATTTAAGGTGTGCTCTGATTGCGGAGCAAAATTAAGTGCGAAAAGATTTAAGTCTTATGGCGTCTGTGGTCCATGCTTCGAAAAGGGTATCAAGCAAAGATTGTGGGACTCAAAAAAAGAAACTATTCTGAGTGATAAGGAAATGATAATGATTGCTGAGAATGAGTCTCTAAGAGAGCAATATAATAATTTACTGATAATGCATGAATCACTTAGGGAGTCGTATGATAAACTTGTACAACTGAAGCTGAAGAAGATAAAAATATGAAACAAGTACAGACATTTAAATTTGATCCTGACCTTATAACAGAGCTTAAAAGTGAATCGGTTACTTTCAATACTCCCTTTAACCGGTATGTTGAAAACCTTTTGAATAACCACCCTTACCGGATGTCAAAGAAAAAGAAAGTAAAGAAATGAATTTTGAATCCTTCTATCAATCCCTTACCTCAGACGAGATCTGGTATGAGGCTGCAAGTAAAAATCACAAACCTGAAACTTTCAAAAAGGTAGCTGAACAGGTTTACACTTTAGGACTTGCTGATAGAGAAGCCTTTGCAGTCGTACCTATCAGGGAACATAGAACACACTTAACCAATAAACTTAATAAAATACCCCCTGATAAACCAAAAGTTAATTGGTGGGAGATCGAGCAGAAGAAGAAAGAAGCGGAGCAGAAGGAGCAGGAGAAAGAATGGGTTCCGCTTACCGGAGAGGCGAGAGCAAAGAAGCTTCAGGAATGGCTTGATAAAGTTAAGGCTGTAGAAATGCAATCTGCGGTACCTAGAGTGACCCACAAGGAAGCCATTGAAGAAGGGGGATGGTTACCCAAGAAAGACTCGCCGTATCCTGTAACCTCAAAGGAAGAAGCCTACGCGAAAGATAGGCACCTGGCTTATATCATCTATGCATACGAGCCACGAACAGCGGAGAAAAGACCTGGAGTAGTTTCCGAAGAAGAGTTTAACCTATCATACGATATTGAATTTTTAAACAAGGAAGGAAGATGAACCATGAAAACAGAAATCACTAAAGAATCGCTTTTAAAGTTTGGGATGCGTGAAACGCTAGAGCCAATCGTTCCAATGGAGAAATTTTTAACCAATGGAGACGAGGAAGTTTCTATCGCTGTAACATGCTATTTCAATGTAGACCAAATTGCGCTTGTAATCACGGGGGTAGGACAGCTTTTATTGAACGTTGAAAGCATCGAAGATTTAGAGGTCATTGAAAGACTAGCCCCAAAATTTGATTCGTTCGTTTGACTCAGCACCATAAACCTGGAAGACAATGAAAGTACCTGAAAATATTGAACGTGATTTAATGCTACTTTTTGAGCAATCAGTAGGCTTTGAATTTAGGATAAAGGCAACCCCGCTGCGTGATGTTGTAGATGGTGTTGACTGGAAAAACAAGATGGTTAAGGGTCGAAAGTACGGAAAGTTTGCAATTCATCTTTGTGAGTTGTGC